TACAGGAGTATTAGTTTTAGGCTTAGCCTTAGTACCATTAGCCTTAGCAGCTTTCTCGTCTCTAACAGCCTTGTGAGCCTTCTGGAATTTATCTATTAGATCCTCTTGAGATGTAGCAGTCTTGGCTAATACTGTGAAGGCTTTTAATCCATCACTAGTGGTAACATCAGATACATCCTCTATAGGGTTATTATCATCAATACTCTGAGCCCTTAGGTCGTTATAGATCTTCTTTATTGAAGTGAAGGATTTAGGGGCTTTAAATGAATCTGTAGTTGATGAAGGCTTAGTAGCCTCTGATTGGACTGTACTACTATCAGCAACACTATCCACTGGCTCTTCAATTCCAGCAGCTCTTCTAGCAGCAGCCTGAGCAGCCTTAGCAGCACTATGACTTACCTCAATACTTTTAAGAAGCTCTTGACCCTCTTTAATATCTAGAGGTGTAGCACCGTCTTTACTTATAATAGAGTTGATTGTATCTTTAGCTACCTGATATGAGGATTTATACTCTTCTGAATTTACATCACGAGTACTCGATATGTATTGTTGTGAGTAGGAAGAGAAAGCTTTCTTTAAAGTGCTATTTTGTATTGGTGCGTTAGTTGTAGGATTAATAGGGTTTTTAGCATCTGGTCTTTTACCAGTCTCAATATTTCTCAATGTAGTAGGATGAGCTATCATACTCATACCAACACCAGAACCGAAGCCTAATATAGCACCCTCTAAAGATTTACTTAGAACACCATCATAGGCATTCTTATTAGGATTGACATATTCTTTCTCTGCAAGGTTCTGAATGTATGCCTCTCTACCAGTTTGACCAAGTTCTTGGAAAGCCTCAACAGTGCCCTTCTTAAAGTGTTCAGCACCTTGAGCAGCTCTAGACAATGCCCTACTAGCAAGCCCACCCTGTCCTAAAGCTCTTGCAGCTACATCACCCTCAAAACCAGGCATTGCTATACCTATAGCAGCTGTACTTTGGAAGGTGTCTGTGAATACAGAAGTAGCTGCCTGATTAGACAACTCTAGCTGAGCTGCCTTTTCTCTTTCATGTAAAGGTAAGGTTTTATCTTGTAGTGCTAACTCTGATTCAAACTTAGGTGTTCCTCTTAAAGATTCAATAGGTGTTTCTAAGACCTGGGTACGTGTATCAGCAGCGCTTTGAGCAGCAGCTATTGTACCCTCAGATGCACCAGCTATAAGCTTAGGTGCTAATGTACTCTCGGCCAAAGCACCTTTAGTTAATACATTACCAGCAAGAGAAGCCCCTTTAGTAATACCTAAGGTTGCAGCTATACCTGGTACAGATTGCATAAAACCTACAGCAGCATTCTTAAGAGAGTAATCAGTGTTGATAGCACCAGTGTCTGTAAGTAATGGGTTGCTTTGATAATCATTAGAGTAGTTACCTACAACATCTTTAGTGAACTTAGAGATACTTAGAGCATTGTCAGCAGCCTCTGAAGGTGTTGGTAAACCTAATCTAGTTCTACCACCTGATAACTGATTAATACTGTTTCCAGCATAAGCAGCTAATTCATTGGCTGTATTTCCTACTGTACCTATAGTCCCTGTAGCCAATGCCTTGCCAAGATCCATAGCATTGTCTTTAACAGTATCTAGTCTACTCTTCTCTGGCTTAACTACTTCTGAGGAAGTACTAAAGACTTTTTTATAATCTTCTAGGATCTTAGAAGCATTAGGAGAAGGCTCAGAAGATGTAGATTTTCCTAGATATTTATCAATGCTATTACCTTGTCCAATATAAGATGAAATTGAATCTTCATTACCACCTTGTCCTAATTTTGCCATTTGTTAGTTACCTACTATTTAAATTTCTTTTGGGTTGCCTTTAGTGCTAAAGGTGGTGATACGCCTAACTCTTTTAAGGTCTGTAAATACTCTTCAGAGGTCTTAGCAGAACCTAGTCTAGCTAAAGTTTCTTGTGGCGCATCAGAGAATTGAGATACAACGTCTACATTATAATCAGCACCTAACCCCTCACCTTCAGCTAAAATATTGTTAAGACTTCTCTTACGTCCTGATGGATCTTCTTTAGTTAGAGATGCCATAAATTTATTATTCTTAGCATCACTACCTTTATTAATATCTAGCTGTAACCTAGCCTTGGCCTCATCTGCTTTATTTACATCAGCGAAGGAAGGGCCAGTAGCCTTCTCCTCACTCCCTAACTTAAGACGCTCTTGAAGGTTATTAACAACTGTAGGATTAGGGAATCTTTTACTAAGTTCACCATCTAACCTAGCTGTAAGATCCCCTACCTCTTTCTTCTTAAAGTAATCATCGTATCTAGCCTGAGAGAGGGCAGCATTCTTAGCAAAACCTTCTATTACCTCAGGTCTACGATTGTACTCTAATGTTTTATCTAGATTAGATACTTGTGTATCTGATAAAGTTCTATTACCGAAAGTAACACTATTAGCACCATTGGTATATGTATTAGTTCTGAAGCCACCATCAGGTAGGCTATCTACTTTAGTACTTTGAACTCCTACTGGGGTAGTAACCTTTGATGGTGCTACTGGGGTAGTAGCTACTCTACTAGCATTTAAATCATTCTGACTAGTAGGGGGTGTTGTTAAAGCTGTAGCTACTTGACTACCTAAAGCCTTAGCCCCATTAACGATACTACCATCTGTTAAAGTTTTAACTACATTAGATGCTACATTGTTGAAAGGGTTAATATTATTTAATACTTTACCAACTGCGCCTATACCTCTTTGAAGGGTAGACTGGGCACCAGTACCAGACTTATCATCTACTGTAGTTGCTTGAGCACCATTACCACCAGCACCAAGTTGAGCCTTCTTAGGATCTTTCTTATTAGGATCTGCCATTCATTATACCCCTGAGTAGTTATGATCTTCACTAGCTGTCAAGCCAACGCTACTAGAGAAGTGATTACTTACGTTAATTGCTGATAAGGCAGATGAGCCTATAGCCTGGTAGATCCCGCCAGCAGCCTTCTTACCCTCTATAAGAGCATTAGCACTATTAGATAAGGATGCTAAGTTAAGTCTGGCATTCTCTACCGAGATATTAGCTTGAGCTTTATTCTGCTCTATAGTATTTTCAATATTCTTAAGCTGTATTTCAGCATTAGCTCTATTAAGACCTAGTTTAGCTGAGAAGACGTCTGCTTGACCTTTGTATACATTAACAGCTGACTCATATCTTAATTGATCTGACTGAAGCTGTTTTATATAAAGATCTGTATCAGCCTCATATTGCTTCAGTTTTAGACCTTCAAGATTACTGTTAAGTTCAGCAACCTTCATAGAAACATCAGCCTCTGAAGAGTATGCCTGAACTCTAGAAGCATAAGCTTTAACTTGAGAATCATAGATCTCTGTTTTAGATAGCTCACCTTTAATCTGCTCGGCATATATATTATATTTAAGTTTATGAGATTCTAAAGTAGAGTTATATGCCTCTATATCTGATTTAAATAGATCAAACTTTAAACCTTCTATCTTTAAGGTTTCCTCTATAGCCTGTATCTGAGACCTATATAAATCTACACTAGCCTTAATACCTTCTATACCAGCAGAGAATACACTTATCTCTTGAGCCTTAACTTCATTAACTAATCTAGCACCATCTAATTCGGCTTTATAAATATCAAGCTTATTAAGCTCTGCCTTAATCATAGTTTCATATGATATTGCATAGGCTTTATACATCTCTATCTCTGAAGAGAATACTGATAAGGAGGATTTAAAAATTTCTACCTCTGTATCCTTCTTATATTTAGCTAGATCAAATGAGGTTTTAGTAAACTCTAAAAACTCTTTAAGTAATAAATCTTCAAGAGCCATAGTTTGAGAGATAGAAGAGTCCAGGTTCTTCTGTTCTAGATCAGCCTGTTTAATCATTATCTCTCTACTAAGCTCTATAATCTTAGATTGGGCATCCTGTACCATATTATCTAGTACAGAGAACATAGATCCAGTAGGTCTACTAAAACCTGAACCAGCTCTAGAGTTAAGTAAAGTCTCTTCAGATAACCTAGAAGCTCTTAACTCTCTATCACGATCCCTATCCCATATAGCAGCCTCTACTGTTGCTGATAGACCTGTACCACCAGATAATCTTCTTAATAATAAATCCCTTACAGATGTTACCAACCCTGAAGTATATCTTGTAGGGTTGAAGGATACTATAGATGTAGGTATTACTGAAGAGTTAAAAGAGGGTATAGCCTGTAGGAAAGGAGTAATGTTTGGTGTATCTAGTACAGGTATCTTAAGAGATTCGAACGTAGGCACCTTAGGAAGATTATAACCTTCAAACTCAGGTACCGATAGATTAGTATTAACATTAAAATTTCTTACAGGGGCATCACCTAAAGATACACCTGGAGCTTTAGGTATGTTTAGTGTGGGTGGATCAACAAGAACTGAGTCTAAGTGAGGTGGTGTAACACTAGATAGATTAAGAGTGATCTTCCTAGGCACGGGTCTCTGTGGAAGATCAAAAGTAGGCTCTATAGGATCTGAAACACTATCTATCTGAACTCTTTCACTATTTGGGAATAGATGAGAATTGGATACAGGGTATGTTTGAAATGAGTTAGTTTGAAGTGATGAGGCTGATGATGAGGCTTTATTTATAGCTGAATCTGCTATATTCTTTAAATCAGTAAGCCAAACATCTACACCATTCGAGTTTACATTAATGTCCAGATTGTTAAGTGGCATTATTATATTTTCCTTTTAAGTACTAAAGGTAGAAATTCTATACTGTTTAGATCAAAATCTTCAGCACTGGTAATTAAATCAAACTGAAAGTATCGACCTATAACACCTTTGCCTACATTTATCTTTTGTGTATGAAGATTATTTGTGTGCTTATTAAGTTTATAGGTAAACTCCCCTCTTCCATCAGTTCTAACTTTTAATATGACAAAATCAGAATTAACAACCCCAAGGTAAACACTAGGTACAGACTTAAGATTAGAGGTAGCATACATTAAGGCTGATGTGCTAATTTCAGATTGTATAGGTAGTCCATTATCAAACTTACCACCATATTCATATATTCCAGTTTTATTGAAGAATAGATACTTATCCTTAAAGACACAAGCGCCATCAAAATTATAATTATCATAGGTGCTTATAGAGCTTGTCTCAGGACTAAAGGCATACGTAAAGTAGTTAGAACTACCAAAGCTATTAGGTAAGACTAGTAACAGTTCATCAGATAGCAGTGCCTGTATTATAGAGGATAAAGAATAGTCACTATTTATAGATAGATTATCTAATAAAGGAACCAATATAACAGAGTTTTGAGCGGAGGATTGACTTATAAATAAAGCCTCTATTACCTTCTCAATACTCTTTCTTATAGAGCTTGTTAATAGACTATACTCTATAGTCTCTGAAATACTTCCAAATAAAGCATATACTGATTGATCTATTAAAGTTAAAGTATCTAAGAGAACTAGGAATGTATTACTTGCTATAAAGGCATCTGAACTAGTATCTATAGACTCTATAATAATCCCTATAGATTTAACTAAAGATAATATATTAGTAGATACATCTAGACCATCTGATATAATAGCTATATCTAAGACTTTATACAAGCTATTCAGTTTTATAATATTAAGAAGGGATTCATACAAATAACTCTTACTACTTATAATAGATGACATCGTAATAGTGTCTTCTAAACTATTATAATCTTTAACTATCATATCAGTTATAAGGACTAATAACTCTGTTATAGCACCAAAGGCATTAGTATTAACTAAAGACACAGTAGATATAGTTTCTTTATTTTCATACTTCAAATTACTATTAATACTGTTTACTGTACTAATAGATACTGAAGAGTTAGCTGGTACTGTTATAGATAATAAGTAGGATTCTAAAGTTGATATGCTATTATATATAAACTCTTGCTGAACCTTGCTAGGAAGATCTATAGTAGAGAATAACTCTATTATTGCCTGGTTAAAGTTATAGCTAGCTAGAGCATCAACACTTAATGATAATGATGTTATAAGTGCAGAATAGAACTTACCAACTACAACAGTAGAGGTGCTACTAACTATTGATGATACAAGTGAGAATATCTGTTTAGTAGTATAAGAGTCTAGTATATTAATATAGTCAGTTATACTAGAGTTTACATGTACCAACTCATTCTTAGATACATTAAAAGATTCTGATAATATCTTGAGGGCATTTTTAGATATAGACTCAGAAACATTAATATTAAGTGTATCTAATATGCTGAAGATTTGAAGATTAGCCGCTATAGATGATGATGATATGCTGAAAGGCTCAGTAATACCTTGGCTGAATCTATAATCAGCTATAGAGCTAGTTACTATATAGAAAGCTTCACTTATACTTTCAAAATCTATACTACCTAATATAGGGCTAGATATATAAGATATATTTTCTGATATAGTATCTGATTGTGAGCCACCACCAGATGCAGGTATAAATAAGCCATCTAAAGGTACTGATGATATTTTACTAGTATTAAGTAACATTTTTAAGCACCTATAAAGTACCCATGAATAAAGACCCTACCAGTAAATGTACCTGTAGATGCTGTTGTATTTACTAATGTCAAGTTACCAGACCCACTTGATACTACTGTAGGATTTGTTGTAGATCTTGATATAGAATTAGTAACTGTATTAGTAGGGGTAAATACTACAGACCCTGTGTTACCTGTTAAGGTTATTGTTGGAGGTGTTGTAACCGTCCCTGTGGATATTGAAAATGATATAGCATCTACAACAAATAAAGAAGTACTAAACTCAGTCATATCTTCTATAGGGATAAGATTACTATTTATAACATTGAATATTGTAGAAGAGATTACAGGTGTACCAATTATAGTAACATTACCTGTTATTTGACTAAAAACCTTTAGATGATTAGCAGCTTGTGTTACAGGTAGAAAGCTAGTACCAAGAATAACTGTAGTACTTGGTAATGTATTTATTGCACCTGAACCAAAAGCAATACTTCCAATCGCTGTAGCTGTGCAAGAGGCGTTATACCCTACAGCTATAGAATCAGTAGCTGCTGCTGCAACAGTTGAGGCATACCCAAAAGCAGTAGACCTTGAAGCAAGTACAGAGGATGAGTTACCTATAGAGGTAGATGTTGTTGTAGCCCCTGTATTTGCGCTAGTACCTATAGCAAGAGAACCTGCTCCAGTAGCAGTAGAGTTAGAACCTATAGCTATAGTATTAGCTCCTGATGAGGTTGATGATGTACCTATAGATATAGAACTTAATGCACACTTAGATAAGTTCCCTATTGAGATACCGGCCCCACTAGTTACAGAGTTTGCAGATGTACCAATAGATACAGAAGAACTAGTAGTTGCTATAGCTCCAGAGCCTATAGCTACGCCACCTGTTGAACTAGAGGCATAACCTATAGAGACTGAACCTACACCTTGAGTAAGGCAGTTTGCACCAATCCCAACACTAGTGGTATTATTATTAAATGTGCTATAGCCTATAGAGGTTGTATTAATACCTGCTACAGATGATGTAGCCCAAGAGCCTATATTAATAGATGAAGTAGCGCTAGCAGCTATTGTTTTTCCTATAACTATAGAATCATTAGCATTTGTAGAGCAGGATGTACCGATTACTACAGAAGATGTAGCTGTATTAGTGTTAGCCCCATAACCTATAGCAACAGATGACCCGCCTATAGATGTTGAACCATAACCAATAGCTATAGATCCAGAACTAGATGCTGTTGTAGATAGATGACCCAAGGCCATAGAGTTACTCCCTTGACATATAGCACTATTGCCGATAGCCATACAGGATGTACTTCCAGTAGTAGTATTATAACCTATAGATAAAGAGTTATTAAGATTAGATTTTGGTAGAAGAGAGAGACTACCGGCTGTTAGCCTAGATTCAACAGTAGTATCAGATGATGAAAATGATAAAGGAGTAGTAGATTCATAGCCTCTAGTAACAGTAAGTGTATTAGATACTATACCATCAACCTTAATAATTTCTCTATTACCTGAGGTATCTTCTAGAGTAATAACCTCAAAATCTGGAGAGGTTAACCCTACATTAAATACTGAAGCATTTACTACAGGGATAGATGTTTGAGAACTATTTATATTACTAGATAGTGTTGTTTTTGCATTATTAGAAAATAGCTGTGCCATTAAATAACCATATATCCTTTACTTATATACCAATGAAGTATCCATAAACAAGTAATCTAGCAGTAAATGTACCTGTAGATGCTGTTGTATTAATGAATGTTATATTTCCAGTGCCATTAGAGAGTAGTACAGGTAATTCTGGAGATACCGATATACTATTAGTCACAGTGTTAGATGGTGTAAATACTTTAGAGGCAAGATTACCTGCTATTGTTATTGTAGGAGGAGTACTAACTGTACCTGTAAGTATAACAAAACCTACCCTAGTACATATAAACCCATAATTAACATATGATGTAGCAGCCTCAGCAGCAAATAGATTAGAGTTTATTACATTAAATATTGTACTAGATATAGCAGCTTTAGAAAAAATAGTCTCATATCCAGTGCATTTAGAGAATATCTTAGTAGATTGGGCTGAAGGGGTTACGGGTATTTGTGATGTACCATTGATTATTTTTGTTGCTGGAAGTTTACAAAAAGAACCCCTACCTATAACAGAACAACCTGTATTTATATTAGGAAGTATAGTATTACCAGATGCTGTTGTTGCGTAGCCTCTTATTGCAGTTACATCTTTAATAGTGACTTCATTAGATGTGTAAATACCATGATAACCTGCTAATGATCCAATAGTTGATGACCTTTGACCTAAGTTATAACCCTGTGTACTTCCGACATGAGTTATAGATGGGAAAGATATATCCCCAAGAGCCGATCCAATAATAACTCCAGTAGTTGTTGAAGATGATGATCCAGCACCTATGGCTATAGTATTACTTCCAGGAAAAGAGGAAGAGAAGGCTGTTGAGTTAATTAATATAGAATCTGTAATACTACCATTGCCTGTATAAGTATTATTTTCTATATAGTTATTTGGGTATGTAGAGGATAAAGATGTATATGATGCACTAGTAATAAGGGATGAACCATGACTTATAATAACAGAGTTATTAGCAGCTATCTCTGTAGGTACAGAGTATGAGCCTATAATTATACTATTAGAGCCTTTATTAGATGAGGCAATACAAACATTACCACTTCCTATTACAGTAGAGGCTAGCTGTGATCCTGAAGTAATAGTATTACTGAATAAGCTAGAGGATTTATTAAGACAACCAATACTAATATTATTATATCCAACACATGATGATAATACACCAAATGTTACTGACGAGTTCTCAGCATAAGAGTTCTTACCAATAGCTACAGAAGAGAGGTAAGAGTAGGAGCTTGGGCCTATAGCTACAGATAAAGTATCTGCTGATGAGCCTGATCCTATAGCTATAGAGTTAGCCCCATTTATAAATGAGAAATCCCCTAAAGCTACACAGCCTATAGCGGCTCCTAAGGATGAGAATGATCCTATAGTTACACAAGAGTCTGTACTATAATCTAGAGTATTTATAGAGCTTCCAATTATACAGTTATAGTGGCCTATAGAGCTGGTACCTTTACCAAATACTGTAGTAAAAGAGTAGCCATTACAGGAAGACCCTATACCGAATAAGGTACTATATGACCCTATGCTGTCTGATTTATTTGAAAGATATAAGGAAGTCCCATTTAAGTTTGTAGTAGGAAGAAGATCTAATGTTGATGACGTTATAGATAAATATACATTATCACCTGCAATAAAAGTCTTAGGTGGCCCTAACTCATAACCTCTAACTACAGATGTAAATATATCACCAGAAATTCCAGTAACTTTTATTACCTCTTGAGAGAGGCCATCTATGGAAGATAAGGTAACTAGTATATAGTTAGTATTAGATAGATTACTAGGGAATTTAGATCCGCCCCCAGTCTGTAGAGTTATTATTGTATCTATATCAGAAATAGAAGTACTAAGAGTACTTTTAGCATTATTTGCAAAGAGTTGTGCCATTTAATATACTACCTATTTAATGTTATAGTTGGTGAGATATTATTTAAGTATAATCTATCAAAGGTATCTTGATTATAAGTATTAACAATATCAAAAGAATTATCAGAGTAATCATATATAATAGATATACTTCTCTGATTAACTATAGACCCATGTGTCTTTGGTAGGCTTATACTTATACCTAGTAGGTAACTATTATCTATACATAAAATCTGAGGTATAGAGGTTAGTATGGAGCTATAATTATAAGGTATTGCTGAAAAATCAAAGCTATTAGTACTGCTATATATTTCAGTTGTTACCCCTTTATTTATAACCTTAAGTACATACCTATATGATAAAGGGGTTGATATATTAGGTCTACTTACTAATATTGAAGATACTATATACAAATCTTTATCAGGAGAGACATACATTGGCATGTATATATTAGTAGTAAATTCACCAGTATTCTGGTTTACATACTCGTTATAATAGAAACCATCTATAGGTAGCTTTATGAAAGTGTTATCTTTATGTATATACTTATATATAAGTATTCTATTATTGTTTGAATATACATAATCTACATCTGTATAAGAAACCTTTTCAGCTACTGTTAATGTATAGTCATCTGAAAACTCACTAGAGAAGGTATTAAGTAGGGCTCTTTTTATAGATCCCGTGAAGCCTTGTAGTGAATAAACTAAAGACACTGATACTGTTAAGTCATTATTAATATAGATCTTGTATATACTATTATTGTCTGTATTATTTAGTATAAAAGATCTTCCATCCATTGAGGAAAATGCAGTTGATTGTGATGCAATGGCAAATGAAGATACTAAGTATATATAAGGGCTATATATATATTGATCTGTACTAGATAATACTAGGTCATAGTACCCTATACTTATGCCAAAAGGCAGATTAGAGGTTATTACAAATATTCTATCACCTATTAAAGTGGCAGCTATCAACCTTATATTGTCAATTGAAGTAGGTTTATCATTTCTATAAATATTATTTATCTTACTTATAACACCTAATGGATTAGTTAAATAAGATAGGATATCCCCAGTTTGATAAAACTTATAGTTTGTTGTAAAAGGTGAATGATATGCACTATTACCTCTTACTAGAACCTTAATAGGCTCAGGGTCTAAATAAGAACCTTCTAAGTTATTATGATACTTTCTAGAATAGTTAGGCCCATAAAACTTAATACTAAATGATTTTATAGCTTGTATAACTTTAATAGCTCCAAAAAGATTAGTAACGCTATTTATAATACTGGAGTTTGCATCTTTATATAATCTAATGCTAATAGAAGATCCATCACCTAGACGTAATCTTCTAATAGAACTAGAGAGGCCAGACCTCTCAAGATTAATTTTCATAAAGTTTTTTAACTGATTAGCCTGGGCTAGTATTTCATTAGCTCTTACTTTATTACCAGTAATCTTAAGAAAGTCTGACATATTTACCCTTTAGGTAGATGTGGCTGAGATAATATAGCTAATGTTTAACTGATCTGCAATAGCCATTACTTTAGATGTAGTGAATTTAGATGCAGCCAATAATGTACCAGCAGTATCACCTTTAGTAGATGTACTAGTCATAAAGGCACCAAAGATTGTTACAGCAGCTGTAAAAGTAAATACAGCAGGTGATGCACTATTAGAAATAGATTGTGTTACAGGGCCAGCATCTACCCATGTAGGTCTTACTGTTTCAGAGTATTCTGAACTAGCTTCATTAGCAACACCAGCACCTGTGAATGTAGATTTAACATCAGCAGCTACGGGAGTATAGTTGTTTTTAAAAAGTCCAATATACCATGTTGGTATGATCGTACCATTAGATAGTGCAGCATCTAAGATATAGTTTAAGCCTTGGTTAACTACGATATTGCTTGAGTCCCAAGAGTCAATGACCTCACCATCACGAATATGCTCGAACTTAAAGTAGCCGCCAACTTGAGTTTGTTCCATTTTTATTTCCTATTGTATAATTACGCCATTTCTGACAATTTGAGCCTCTACCAAATCACCCATGACCGAGTTATTAGGCTTATCATTTGTTTTAAGAATAGAGACGTATTGGTTATTACCACCACTTTGTAAGAACAGTGATGTCCCGCTATCTGCTTTATCCAAGGATAGGTAATCAGATGTAAGGTTAATTATTAAGCCATTATTAAATAGTGCGAAGATCCCAATATCTGTAGTTACTAACCACTTATACCCCACAGGTGTATTATCTATCTTAATGTAACTTCCACTGAACCTCGTAGCAGTACCCTTAACAGCTTTAACATATTCTTTAGTAGTCTTGGTGAATGTGTCAGGAGTATCTCCAGAAAGATAATCTATCTTATCTGTACAAACCCAAATACCCTCAGGAACTGGTAACAGTTCTACAATATCACTAGAGAACTCTATATAATTATAACCCATATCAAAATGATGATATTGAAAAGGGTTAGAATAGAATAGAAGATTACCACTAACAATATATAACCTGCCTTTATAGTATTTTAATATACTACCATTTGGAGGGGCATCTAGGTTAAAGTGTCTAAAGATTACAGAAGACTCTGGTATACTAGTGATAGAGTATGTACTTCCTAAGTTAATTTTTTTTACAAAATATAGTTCACTGCCATTAGGCCCTGAGCAGTATATCTTAGCAGCTACAATATTATTATTAAGTACAGTAGGTATAGTTATAGATATTGAAGATCCTGAAGGCACTGTTATAGGGCTAGCAACACCTGATCCAGACTCTATGCCTCTATTAGATACATAAGTAAATGTTACTTGATAAGTACCCTCTGATAGAGCACCTATCCCCTGTGATAGTGTAGGAGACAATCTATTCTTCTCTATACCCCAGTCTTCATACTTACCATTAATGATGCTACCTATAGTGGTCTCAGACACAAAATATACTATATCATCAACTTCTTCAAAAGAAAGTGGACTAGTCCCTACATCTGATTTTATAAGAGAGATACTATAATCATCTAATAATCTATAAAGATCTCCTAATATAACACAGTAACACCCAAGACCATTATCAGAGCTCCAAAGTGATGTTACATCTCCTGGTACTTTTAAAGTGTAACCCTGTCTTTTAGCTATAGTACCTTTCTTATTAATATTAACATTATTAGCCTTAGTAAGATAGCTTTGGTCTAAATCTTCAGGTCTAGATACATTATTAAGACCTTTAAAGTTTGTTAGGTTTATAGTACCTGGATGTTTAGGCATTATAAGCCTCCATATTTAACAGGTCTATTAGAAGTCCTACTTTTACGTATTGTAGAGTATGAAGAGGTAAAAGGGAATTCTCTATCAAAGAGGTTCATGAAGTATGTTGATCTATTAGGGTCTAGTACATTAGCCTCATCCTTCATATAACATAGGGCTGCGGCATAGTGAAGCATTGGTAGAACAAACTCATCTTTAAGCTCTATATTTTCTGTAGATGAGATGTCCGCTCTTTCTAAAGGGAGCCTATAAATCATTGCAGAGATTTTAGAATTCTTATCTGGCAGTGGAAATATTTTTATTGTACTAGTAAGATAGTCAGTTGTGTATACACTAATATCTCCAGATCTTCTAATAGTATTAGAGAACCAAAGGTCTTCAAGATCTATCTCTTTAACCTCCCTACCATCTTCAGCTCTAATCTGAACAATCTTAAGGAGATATGCAGGGAGTTTATATGTATCTTTACCAGATATTATATTGATATGGAAAATATCTTTAGCTGGTTGAGCCCTTCTATATACTTGGTTAATAGCTTCATTTATATTAGAAACTAGCTCTTCATTAGACCACCTTAACTGGTAAGCGTCGTAATCTTCTTCTGTGTGTGAGGCCCAATCCACCCCTTGACCACCTGTGTCATCTAGAATGTTAGTTCTTAGATAAGTAACTAGTTCTAATACATTCATACCTACTTAGCCTCGTCTATTATTTCTTTCCATATAGTCTCAAAGTAATCTTTCTTATGTGTCTTTTTTGTCAAAGCTACAACTTTACGGTAAATAATATTATTATCTTTATCTAAGAAGTCTGTAGGTCTATCAAGGATACTATCTCTCATTAAGGTTTTAATAGCCTCACGTTCCTCATTAACTACAGCCTTTTGTTCTTCCTTCTTCTCAGCAATATAATCCATAGCCACTGCTAAAACATCTTCAGAGATAGCCCCCTCAGAGTAGGCATCTCTCCAAAGGGATTGATGAACATTAACAAAATCTTTACCTATGATTGCTGTGAAGCCTAATGTATTACTTATCCTGATATCTAAACCAGGGCTTCTAAACTTCTTAAACATAAAACTCCAATAATACTCTTATGAATTTGAGGCCGTCTATTATAAAGCCGGACGGTACGGCTACCTACATATAGTAGGCTTTAGTACTTATTAACCTTGTGAATACTCAACTCGGCCTTCTACAACATACTCAATGTAGAATTCAATAATACCTGAGTCAACAGGGGTTCCTGCAACAACAATACTAATATCTTGAGTAGTTGGGATCTTGAAGCCCGTACCGTGGGAAGTGGTCATAGCAACTACATCACCAGCTACATCAGTAGCATAGCGAGTTGGTACTAAAGCATCACCAACATCTACAGTAACACCAGTACTAGTAGCATCAATTACATTAACACTACAACGAATTACCACAGCCTTCTGTGGGATCTGAATTAAAGGGTATGTACCAGCAGCAGATACATCTTTGCCAGTACCGAAGGTTACTACTGAATACGCAAGAGTAGGTTCTTGACGACCAGAGTTCTTAACAAATGCCATTATATTTTATTCCTATAAATATTACTTTAAAGTAACCCCCTATGGTGCGCATATCTTGTGGGTGAATCTTACAAATATAGAGTCTCTCAGCATTTTTAACTTTCTCTATACCAGCCACTCTTAGAGGCGTAGGGGGTGTTGTTAGCTTACTTAGATAGCGTGGTCAATAGCAATAACACCAAAATCTTCGATAGATTTGTCGTACTGACTATAGAACTTAGGCTTAACCATACCAATCATCTTATCTACTGATATACCAGCTGAGCTGTCATATTCAAATAGTTTTTCAGACCATTCAGGAGCACCTAAATCTGCAAAGCCTAGAGCTTGAGCACCACATAATAATGCACGGCTACCTTCTACAGTTCCTGTAGCACCCCATTTGCTACCAGAAGCAGCACCACGGGTGTTGAAGATTAATCTGTGTTCATGGATTATCAACCCATCAACAGTGATGGTAGCGCCGGTGAAGAAAGGATTCTCTTTACCACGATCCATACCAGTTATTAATGCACGTTGATACTCTGGGTCAGCTTTTAACTGAGCTAAGGCTTCAGGACGTACAAATAAGCAGTAATACTCTTTACCGCCTGCCATCAAAGGTTTAACATAGTGGGTCTTAGCGTAAACGTTAGCTTCTACTAAGGCTTTATATGTAAGTTTATCAGTTGCTGTAACAGCAGCAGTATTACCGGCTACTAATACAGAATTTGTAGCGTCCCAACGACGATGGCGCTTAGCTGTAGGAGCAGATACATCAGCAGCAAATGCTAATGAGTTAAATGCGCCTGAAGCACGGGCAGAACCATCAGTATTCAAAGCAAAGCTGATACCACTAAGCGTTTGAATCATAAGTTGGTCAATTCTGTTAGATCATTATATTACGAGACATCCATATCTCTCTTTATATCTCTATAAAGTTTGGACTATATTTTATAACACTCGGTTTGATTTCAAAAGGTTTTCTATGGCTGGTATTACTTGAAGATTAATACCTACTTCCTGTCAGAAGCGGCTTTAATTGCCTTACCTTTATCAGACCTGTAGTACTCAGTACGCTTATCTCTATATTTATCATTGTTACAAGATCTACAGCTACCATACGGTCTGTTAGAGGTTGCTCTGATTCTAAATTTAGATATATCTGATTCACCACAAGTTTTACAAATGTGCATTATTACCCTCTTTCGTTATTAAACTAAATAACTACGGGATTCCTCCCTAGTCTCTGAACCTTCTTCATACCTATAAGGATAGACTTAGAAGCTTGGCTGCTGATTGTCTTATAATAATTGATTTTTAAACATTCACGTTTAGATTTTAATCTTACGTTGTAGTTCAATTACCTTCAAGAGATCCCAGCAATTAAGGGTATTCTCCTTAGTTAAGCTACTAAGGGGCCATCATTACATAGCCAAAATGCCAATCTTTCTTTAGCGTTTTCACGGAATGCGATAACAGTTTTTTGAGCTGCCATCTTACCTTTTTCACGAACTTGATGAGCAATCATATCGATATTGATTGTTTCGTTGAAGCTAACTAAAGCTTCTTCCTGACCCTCACGGACATCATCACCCACTGTACCATCATCAACCAAATCGGCTAACAGGTGCATAATTGCACGTTCCTTTATATTACGGTACATCCTGTACCTCTTATATTCACATATAAGAATGGTCTATATCTTAGACCTCAAACTTATTAGATTTACTAGCATTTATAGAATGTGGTATAACTCTTAAGTTATGGTATGTGTGAAGGCCACATACAAGTTTAGAGTTTAAAGGTACTATGTGATCCACAACCCACTTTATACCTGTAATCTCAGACCTATATCGAGACAAGCTATACATCTCTTGAATAATAAAATCATTAAACTCGCAGTCAACCTTAACCCTGTTTATGAAGGCCCTTCTCTTAGCAGAGTAGTAATTGACCTTACCAGGATTTAAAGCTCTCCAATCCCTCATTCTTCTTATACTTTTATCTCTGTGGAGAGATCTATAGGCCTTTGAATAGGCTCTTATAGAGTCTTTATTAGCCTCTCTATAATTCTTCTTATATATTCTCTGGGCCTCACTGTTATCTTTGTTCCACTGCCTTTTACACTCATTTCTACATGCTTTGCACATATTACATACATAGCCATGTGAGATACACAGTAAACTTTGATCCATTTCTCCACAAATCTTGCAAATCTTAACCATTTAAGGCCTCCTCCCATTTCGTTATTAAACTAAATAACTACGTCTTTCGACTAGACTCTGAACTTTCCTCATAGATATAAATATCCTTAGAGGCTTAGCTGCTGATTGTCTTATAATAATTGATTTTTAAACATTCACGTTTAGATTTTAATCTTACGTTGTAGTTCAACCACCTTCAAGAGATCCCAGCAATTAGAGAGGTATGCACTATATATTACTATATAGCCGAGCCAACTTGACCCTTTTCAGTTTTTGTTAAATCAGTGATACGTTGGACTACTGCATCTGTACCGCCAGTGAATCTAGTCATGAAAGATAAATCACGAGCTTGCATCCAGAGCTGGCGGCTCCATACTGTTTTTTGTTCTGGTGTTAAAGCAGAAAAGTTTGTTAATGCCATTTTATTAATTTTCCTATAATTTTAAAGTAGGGCTCCTATGTCCCTACAGATATGGAGAGGCTCTTATGTCCTCCCCGTCATAGTGTTTTTACGTTACACTAAACGTCTTACAAACTACATACCAATCTTCCGCAACAAGATCATCAAATGAAGGGAAGAAAGGTGTCATCTGATCTAAATAATTAACCTTAAAGAGACCCCTAAGCTTATCTGTATGAACCATAATAATCTCTTTATCGTCTAGAACATCAGAGTATCTAAGTACTGAGTAACCATCTTTAAGTTGATCTAAAGCTTCACTAAAGGATAACATTACATATCTCCTCTAAGCTCTCTAAGTTGTGCTGGGGTTAGCGCCATAAACTCCTTATCCGTGTAAGCTGATAAAGGCTTAGTCTTTAGAGAGCCTGATTCACCTTTAACTCCTGATGTTTTAGGTGGCTGTCTATTAGCAGCATCAGCAGCAATCTTACCAGCCGTAGATTTCCTTTCAGACCCTAAAGCTGACTTAGTAATCTGTGGCTCATATAACGGGAGTATACGTGATACAGCCTTCTTAAGAGCAGCAGTCCTAGACTCTCCTTTAGCAATAAAGGCATTCATTAGACTATTTGCAGTATCTACAGCCTCTTCATTATATAGTTTATGATCTGGATTAAAGAAAGGATGTTGAGACTCTATAACTTCAACAGCCTTAGAGAACTTATCTTGTTCAATAAGGATCTGAGCCTCAGCTATAGATTTCTTAGATGTTAATTCAGCCTCCCCTCGTATAAGGGCCAGTAACTCACTAGTCTTTGCAGCATCAATCTGAGAGCGTAGTTTAGAAGCCTTAGCAATCTCACCTTCAATAATAAGGTTAACATACTCTTCTTCTTTAGCTTCAAAGTCATATGCAGGTTTATCAGGTTCTATAGATTTGACTGAAGTTTCTTTAGCTATCAGTTTACCTAATTGCTCTTCTAGCCAGGCATTACGCTCTTTGCTAGCCTCCATCTGCTCTAATAGTCTACTAATCCTAGGGTCTTCTTCAACTTCAGTATCCTCAGGCTCTTCTTCTGATTCAGCATCCTCAGACACTTCTTCTTCTTCAGCCTCATCCTCTTCACCCTCAAAAGTATCTCCTCTAAGGGCTGCTAACTCTTCTTCTGTTAAATCGTTGTCAATTTCACTCATAAATTATTCTAAAGTTTGTCCTAGTTGTTCAGAGCCTATAGGCATTTCAGCTTGTCCTAATTGCTCAGGGGCTGACTGAACTGGTTGAGGTTTATTAAGGTTAGCCTTCTCTTCAGAGAGTGTAGCTAGTAAACTATCTATCATTATAGATAGTGATGGATTATCAGAAATCATCTGAGCTACTGTAGCCACCTTAGCTAGTGTCTCAGCATCTTTCTCTTTAGCCTTAGCCTTCAACTCTTCAGCATCTTGTTCAAGCTTAGAGACTTCTGCTTCAGTACTACGTTGCTGTAAGGCTCTTTGTTCATCAGTCATCTCAGGGCTTATCTTCTTAGCTATCTCATGCTTTCTAGAGAGAGTGCTCATTAAGATCATCTCATCATCTGGTATATTAACACCATACTTCTTCATCTCTATAGCTTGAGAGAACTGTGCATTCTGGAAGGTGATCTGAGTAGGAACATCAGCTACTACTACATCATACTTACCAAGAGTTACATCATTGATTAATGTACTAGAGCTTGCATCCTGCTTATTAATAGTAACAGGAGTAAGCTTACTAACACCCTCTGGATTAACACCAGCAATCATGTATGTGCGCTCTTGTGTTAGGAATGTCTGTATAAGCCTTAACATTCTTTCAGCAATCATATTTCTTGTTCTAAACAAATTATCTATAGGTGCAGCTAACTGTATTGCTGCCTGATGGCTTCTAGATTGAATGGCTACCCCAGATACCTCAGGGCCTTTTCCACCTTGGAAAGTCTCGCTTACGCCTGATATGAGCCTAATCAGCTCAATACCACTCCTATATAACTCACTTAGACCTTGAGGTACTTGGTTAGGTTCAATCTTTTCAGGTTTATCTCTACCAGATTTATACTCTAGTACAAGACCTGTCTGAGCCCCTACATCCTCTAAATCCTCTATATCCATATTGGCTAAAGAGTTTTCTTCAATTAACCAGCCAGAGTTAGATGTACTATTAACAGAGTGCAGTATTTGAGAAGATACTTTATTTATACGCTCCTGTGTCTTAATCAAGTTATCTACTAAGCCTAGAGTAACACCTCTTCTAAAGTATGGGAAATATGGTACAACAGTGAAATGATCGTATGGACTCCACTCATCAAAAAGAATAGAATCATGTGTAGATACAGTCCACCTAATACGCTTAACAACCTTTTTAATAAGCTCAAGACCATTAACTCTAGCATACTTCTTCATTTCTGCTGGCTTAGTGCCTTCTGGAACTGCGTATGTGTCACCAGATTGTGCATTGAAGTAGAAGTCTCTATTCTGAACCTTCCAATACTGCCTATCGATTAATCTAACGTGTGGTACATCTGTAGAGTCTGTGAAGAAAGGGGAATAGCTATTATTGGTGCCAAACTTATTTCTGTCCTCCTCAAAAGAGCCTCTTCCAAAATCAGGCTGACCATAGTTCTCATAACAAGCCTGTATCTTTCGATAAACCTTCTCACCATATACTTCTCTAATATCATCTAAAGTCATCCAAGATAGAACTATTACATCCGCCCAATCATCAGGGTCATAGCTCTTAGAGTCTGGATCAGGTATAACATCAAGAGGGTCTAATACATCTATCTTAATATCACCGTAGACATTATCATTAAAATCCATCTTTATATTAAAATAGCCTCTTTGCTGAATAAGGCCGTCAGAGAATACCTGACTTTCCTTCCAAGGAAACTTATTCTGATCTGTAAGGAACATAGCAATCTTAGAGAGGGTATCAGATATTTCTTGATCGTCATCTTCTCTAGGCTTATAAGCTATATCCATACGACTCTGTGTTTGATAGCCAATAACAGTATTAACAGTAGAGAAGATAATATTCTCCTCTAACCAAGGCTTACCTTTTTCCTCTAATGCCTGCTTTTCTTCTTCAGTCCACTGTAATCCACAGCCTATGTAGAAGTTCTCACAAACCTTAGCGCGTTTTTGATACGCTTGATGACCTCTCCGTAAAGCTGAAGTATATCGACTCCACTGTCTACGTATAAGATCAAGCTCTTCCGGTGCGGTTTTATCAATCATTTATTTTCCTATTGAACTTTCCAATTCTTAGTTACTTTACTTTTAATCTCTTTTCTAATAGCATCACTTCTAAAAGCCTTAGCCTTTGGAAGACTAATACCTACTGCTAAGTACCTAAAAGCATCAGCAGCATCACTCGCCCAATCATGTAGTGGATGGTCTGAATAAACCTGTTGCTTATCGTTCCACTCTTTCTTATAGTTCTTAAGACTATCTAAACCTTCCTTACATCTAACTTTATCAAACCTACATGCCGGTAGAATCATACGTACTGCGTTAATACCTTCAGATACAGGTAACTTAGATACCGTATTAAGTCTTATGCCTTTAAATAATTCTTCAGCAACCTCATACCTAGTCCTACCTGATCCAAACTCAATATTTCTCATATCCCACGGGAAGTTAATATTAGAGTAGACATATCTCTTTGATTGTAGGTGCTTAGCATAGTGATCCAAGCCCTTGTTAGTATTCTGGTAGAAGTCTATTACATTAACAGTCTTGCCTTCGGTCTGTATAAACCAACAAGCTGTGCTATCACCTACGCCTATATCAAAGTATACATCTACAGGGCTTGATGGGTCATGTGGAACATTACAAATCTTGCCATCTACCTCTAAATCTTCGATCTGAGATAGGTAATAGAAGCCTTGAGAGTTGGCACTCCAGGAGTTAAAGAACTCTTGCTGTATCATTTCCTCAGACATACCAGCAGCTCTTTCTTCCTCTATAACTTCGTCAGAGATATATCTATTACCATTCTCATCTAAGGTCTGTAGTACATTAAGATCTTGTACAAACCACCTTTTATTATCTTTAACCCTCTCATATAACTCATATAAGTGGTTCTTACCATTCTTAGAACTATTGAATATTGCCCAACCATTATTCTCAGCTAAAATAGGTCTGATAACGTTCCAGGCTTTAGGGTTCTGGAAGGCGAACTCAGAGAATACACATCCTACAGGGTTACTACCACGAACCTTATCAAACTTATCAGTACCCATGATCTGTATAACAGAGCCATTAGTTAAGATAATACGCATATCAGTACTATTCTTAGATTGTATTAAAGGTTCTGGTATATGATCTAGAAACTTAAACCCAGAGCCATCTATACCTTCCCAGATAACTCTTCGTCCTTGAGCAAACTCTGGGAAGAAGTAATAATATGTACCTCTTCTTTTAAGGGCCTCTCTGACCATTATATTAAACATGGTCTTATCTTTCCCAGCTCTTCTGTGGTATATAGATATAGCTCTTTTATAGCCTAGATCCATAGCCATCATTAGCTCTTTCTGATACACCCTAGGTGTAAACATATAAGGTATAGTTATAATATTACTCATAGATCCCTTAAAAGAAGAGGCCCATTAAAGAGCCTCAATAATTATTTATTCCGCTTATCTATAGATCTCATAGCACCAACGCCAAGTAAGACAATAAGCATATTATTTTGTGTTAATGAATCGACTGCTGGTACAGTTACTGATACCCCATTATACATAAAGATAGCATTAAGAACTGATATACCAACCCCAGAATACAACAATGTTATAACAGATACCAAGATTGATAAAGGTCTTGGTACCCATTTAAGCCAGTGTTCTTCTTTTTTGAGCGTCATACTTTTAAATACCCGTTAGATATTAAATAATAACCAAGAGCTAGTACGCCTGTCCCTATAATTTTAGCAGCACCTTTCAATACATTATTGCCAATGTATATTGCAAGATCATCCTGCATTTCTTTCCTTAGTTCCTCTATTATTTCGCGTTTCTCTTGATCCGTCATGCCTATAGTACTCCTACAGTTATCCTTAATGTTTTCTTGAATATCTCAGACCTACCAGTAGATCTAGTAATACTTATAGTATTAATAAGATCAAACTCACATAAAGTAGTATCTGAAACACTGACTTTGACAGCAGCCGTCTTAGCCCCTATTAACTCATCATCTAATATAGTAACACCAATACTGCTAGTCCAAGTAGATGATGTTATGTTATCACCATAACCTAACCTAGCAGCAAAAGGTAGAACCCTCCAGGATACATCAGCGTCTTTAAACTCTCTTCCTTCTAAAGTTGGAAAGACAGGGAGTATAGATGCTGATGTACCACCAGATGTACACTCGTACATACACCCATTTGCAGTAGGGGGAATAACTAGATCTACCCCTTTGATATAGTGTGTACTAGGTGCCCATATATCTGGTCTATAATCTATAAAGTAATACTTACTAGAGTTTATATCATGAAGCTCATTTAGTGGCCAATAGGTTATGTCAGTATCATCTGAATAAACTATTGACATATTAAGATTTAGATAATAGACCGTTAACGTTATCAAAGTCTAATCTAAAAGTCTCCCCAGTAGTTAAAGAGATAGAAGAGCCATAATCAGCGAAGCCAATTAACTCTTTATTAGTAGCAGTATTATTATATATTACTATGTATCTGAATGGCCCTACGGCTCCAGTAGCTGTGAGTGTTAAATCAGCTAATATCAACCTATATACACTAGAGATTGTTGAAGATGATGTGGTTGTAAGTGTTCTAGATGATAGGTTAGTATATGAGATCTCAGTAATGTCAGCAAGAACAGTGTTAGCTGCTGTAGGTGCTGTATTTGTTAATGCAACTGTTAATACATCTGATTGAAGGTTGTGTACCTTCTCAGCCAATGCCTCATTAAATGATGTTACTTTTGTAAATGTTGCCATTATAAATCCTTATGTTAATAATATTGATTGGTTTGTGGAGTGTTACGTTAAAGGTCTTGTGTTACTAACCCTGAAATATCTTATTTACCCTTGGTTGTAGATACATATTGTTCTTAAAACCAGATGTTACTAGAACCTTAGATTTACGGCTATAGTCTTTTACACTAGTAATCCTTCTAAATGTTATATCAGTAAATATACTAGAGGTATCGACTACCTCTAATAGTATAGCTCTACCAACAATAAACCTTACATCGCTTGTTAGTGTATCTGAACCTAGGACATCTAGAGCTATGGAATAACCCCTAGTCAATAAAATACTGTGAGTATCTGTAGTATAAGCCCCCCCGTCTATAAGTAAAGTAGTATCCTTTATAAGATTTATACTATGAGTTGTGCAATCTATTACTAGACTAGCAATACTTAATACATAAGATCTATTAAAAACTATCGGTGTAGTAGTCGATAATGTTATATCAGTATCTATAAATATTTGCTTTCCATAAGAAAAGTCTATATTAAACTCTGAGGTAATAGACACATTAGTGTCTATATTTAAGTTATAAGATCTTACGAAACCTATATTACTAAAGGTACTTGTAGTATCTAAAGTATCTATAGTTAAAGAGAATTCTTTACTAAGATTTATATTACTAAAGGTACTTGTAGTGTCTAAAGTACTTATAGGTACTACATAGTCTCTTAG